TAAAAGCGTGTATACCGCATTGTTTAAGTGAGTGTGATGAAGCCCGGTAGGTTGATGGCCTACCGGGCTTTTGATGTTTCGGTGTGTCGTGGTTTGCGGGTGTTAGTATTGGTGTTGTCGGTAAAACAAACGAAAAAATAGGAGTGATTAAAATGTTTAGGTGTAGTTTTATGAATTATTATTGTGTTCGTCGTTTGCTTGAGATGGGTTATAGTTATTATGATTTTGTGGAATGTTATGCTGATTTTGATGGAATAGTGCATATGTTTCCAATTGGTTTTACGTGGGATAATATGGTGTCTTTTGGTGATAATGTAAGTATGGTGTTTCTTGGTTATAGTAGGAGGCATTGGGTGTGATGGATTATCATAGTTGTAACGGTCGTAAGCGTTTTTATATAGGTGGTAGTATGGTTAAGGGCTCACGTCGTGTACATCGTATGCGTGTGGGGCATTATGAGACTGGGGGTAGTGATTTTGATTGTGTTGGTTTGTTTGATTTTGTGATGGCGCATTATGCTGACGATGTTGCTTTAATGCAGTTGAATTTGTGGAATGATACGGGGGTGTGATAGGGTGTTGTTTGGCCTATTAGCTCAGTGGTTGGAGCGGCATCCTTATAAGATGTGCGGGCCGGGTTCAATTCCCGGATAGGCCACGGTTGTTGAGAATCGTTATCGTTATTGTTAGTGTGATATAATAGGTCATGGCATGCCGTTTGGCGTGTTGTGGCCTTTTTTCGTTTGAGGTGTATGCATATGGATATGAGTGCTATCGCTACTCTTGTGGGTAGTGTGGGTTTCCCGATTGTCGCGTGTTGTGGAATGGCGTGGTTTATTGCTACGACGTTCCGTGATTTTAATAATTTGATGACGAAGAATAATGTTTTGACTGAGGAGCTTATAGCCTTGCTTAAGGATGATAAGGGGGGTGTTGATGTTGATGAAGCGAATATGGCGTAGTATATTGGCGTGCGTATGCGTGTTGTCGTTGGTTTTTGTGCCGTCTGCAAGCGCGGATATGCGTGGTTTTGACGTGAGCAATTGGCAGTGTGATATCGATACGTATGCGCTGGACGCTGATTTTGTTGTGGCCGGTGCGACTTGGGGTGTTGGCGGTTTTAATAATGTCTGTTTGGTCAATGGTGTTAATCAGGCCGCGAATTATCAGCTCGGTCGTGCAGTGGACAGCGGTAAAAGTATCGGCGTATATCACTATGCAATGGGCAATGACGCTATCGCTGAAGCTGATTTTTTTGTGGACAATGTCGCCGGTTATGTCGGGCGGGCCGTGCTTGCATTAGACTGGGAGGCCGACGATAATCCGCAGTTTGGTAACGGCACGTGGGTCGAGACTTGGGTGCGGCGCGTGTATGACCGCACGAGAGTGTGGCCTATCGTTTATACGGGGGCGTATTCGTTGGGTCAGCTCACGCCGTATGTACGTGAGCATTGCGGTGTTTGGGTAGCACAATATGCGTCTAACGCGCCGACTGGTTATCAGACGGTGCCGTGGCTGTATGACGCGTATGGTGAGGCTATGCGACAGTATTCATCTAATGGTTACGTGTCGGGTTATGGCCCTCTTGATTTGAATTATTTCAGGGGTGAGCGGTGGCAATGGGACGCGTATGCGCGTGGTGAGCGTGATGGCGGTGTTTCGACTCCGGCACCGGCACCGGCTCCGGTGCCGGACGCTGGTTGCGCGTCCACGTGTGTGACGGTCGGGCCGGGTGACACGTTGGCCGGTATCGCGGCGGCGACTGGTTTATGGCCGTGGTCTGATTGGATGGGGTATGCGTCCGGTAATCCCAATGTGATATATCCCGGTGAAAACGTTTGCTATGGCGGTGGTACTGTTACGCAGTCAAGCACGAATACGGTACGCACGTATACGGTGCAACCGGGTGATAGTTTGTGGGCTGTTTTCGGCGTTGATTGGTCACGTGTCGCGTCGGTTAATGGCTTGTCTAACCCGAGTTTGATTTATCCGGGTCAGATTTTGCGTTACTGATAATCATTATTAATAATCGGCATGTCGCTTTTGCGCGCCGATTTTATGTTATAATATATGTGTTAGCAAAAATGTTAACAAAAACAGATACAAAGGATAATAATATGCGCAAGATTCGCAAGGTAATCGCTGATAGCGATATCAGCTACTATGACCGAAACGGCGAAATGCAAACGTTTCACACCACCGGAAATATTCGCACCGTTGAAAAAGCAGTTAAAGCGCTTATGGACGCGGGTATCGTCAACGTCCTGATTGATGATATCACCGTACACAAGACAACGTATGCAATGGATGTTGACACGTTCATCGAACACGCCGAACGTATCGTAACCGACAACGATAACGACAACGATAACGACAACGATAACGAACCCGAGTTCTGATTTTGGAAGGAAACATCATGACCAAGAACAATGAACAGATGAACGACACCGCTAATGAAACCGCTCAGACCACTGTAGACAATTATCGTTACATTTGTACGATGGACAACAGCACTTTTGAGGGCAAACGTGCCATTGTCAACGCGCGTAACAACGCAGTGTCACTGAACAATATCGGTGACACGCCGCTAACGGTCATTGGCGCGTACACCGCGCCGGGCGTGCGTTCTCAGACGGGGCAGAAGTGCGTTAACGTCTATCTTTTTGCAAATGACGGCAATACGTATTTCAGCCAGTCACAGGGCATTTATCGTAGCGTGTTGGATATTTATGACATGTTCCCCGATTTCAACGCGCCTAACGGTATCCCCGTGGCAGTGAAAACGACGCCCCTCGGTGGTGGCAGGTCTACCAAATCGCTGGAAATCAAGTAGTTTGAAATGAGAAAAAAGCGCCATAAAACAATATGGCGCTTTTTTTTATGAGGGTGGTGAATCATGCCTAGGGCGCGTAAACAGGCGGACGTTTTAACCGCGAAACGCAAGCGCGTGCGCCGTGCGATAAACAGTCTGAAAAAAAGCATCACGGACGCCATGCCCGAGAGTGAGGCAAACGCGCGACGGGAATATATTCAACGGCTTGAATCGCAGTTGAAAAAAACATATGTCGGGCGCGTGAGCAATCGCGCCATGCGTGAAGAATTGTATCAGCGCGCCAATGAAGCCGCTGACAGGCTCGTGCGACAGGTTGGCGAGGTGCGCGGCGGCAAGGGCCGCGCAATGGAACGCAGACGGTCGTTTAACATTTTCCGCACCGAGATGCGGATGGCATCCAAAGGAATGCCGAGCGCGTTGGGTGAGCTCGGTCGGGAAAAAGTCAAGATTTTTTGGCGATACACACAAAACATATGGCAGAAACCTAATATCTCCCCTGATAAACGTTTGGAGGCCGTGATGAAGGCATATGACGCGGGCTCGCTGAGTGAGCTTTTTGACACCATTATGGCGCGCAACGAAAAAGTACTACAGTACGCCAAAAACATGAAAGCGCACACGGGCGATTTGGAGGATTATACGGATACCGACGGCGGTAGTCCGATATGGCTAGTGGCGGTTTCCCCCGACGTGGTACGATGAAAGCACGTAAAGAATACAGAATCGCGGCGATATTCGATACCGAAACAACGAATATCGGTGAGGGTGCCGAAACGCGCGCGTATCCGATATTGTACATTTTCAACGATTTGCGGGCTACCCCGTTAGAATCGTATACGCCCGATACGGACGATGTACGTTTTTACCGGCGCACGTCCGAAGCGTTGGCGTACATTGATGATTTGATTACGTATGGTCGTGCGCATGGTTATGTGCCGATAATCGCGGCGTATAATCTCATGTTCGACATGCAGACCCTCATGCTGGAATTGGCGCAGTCGTATACGATTGAGGTCAATGCGCAGACCGCTACCAGCGTGTACACGCTTGATTTGTGCGTTGATGGTAATGTGGTGTGCCGTTTTTGGGATACGTTCTATCTTGAAATGGGCGGCCTACGCGCTATGGGTGAGACGTGCGGTCTGCCCAAGGCGGTGGGCGATTGGGATTACACACTTGCGCGCACGCCTGAAACGCCGTTGACCGAGGAAGAACTGTTTTACGCGCGGCGCGACGTGCAGGTGATACCGCAATATCTGCAATGGCTGTTGCGCGCTAACCATTGGCTCACGCCTGACATGCTGGGATGTCGCGTGCTGACCAAAACCTCGCTCGTGCGGCAGATGGCGCGCCGTGAGATTGGCGGACGGCGCGTCACGTTGCAGGCCGGCAAGAAAATCACTTTGCAACGCGCTTTTGAAACGACGTGCAATCAGGAGTTTCCGAAAAACTATGAGTCCTATGCATTGCGCAAGGCATGTTTTCGTGGCGGTTTGACTTTTACGAGCGCGAAAACCGCCAGTGTTGTCGTTGATAACGTGGCGTCTCTTGACGTTACGTCAATGCATCATGCGTTTATCAACGGGCGTCGTTTGCCGGTTAAATTCGCGGTTGCCCCGCCGGAAATTTTGCAAATCGCGTGTAAGCGTATCGTTGACACGCCGCTTGAAGATGTATTACGTAATTATAGTGACCCGTTTCTCACGGGGTTGCATGTTGCGATACGTTTTACAAACCTTAGATTGCGGGCAAACACATGTTTTGCCGATTGGGGTATTGCAATCTGCCCACGTTCCAAGTTCGTGCGGACGTTGCAGGCGGACACCGATTACAGCAACAACGAACGCGCGAAAACACAGGAAAACAGTGTAAGGGCGCACGGCTACGTTGATAGTGCCGTTAATCCGACTTTTGCTTTTGGCAAATTGTATCGGGCGGATGAATGTACCTTACACGTTAATGAGATTGAATTATGGAACGTGGCACAGGTGTATGAGTTTGACAAAATGCATGTATTGTACGGTGAAGCCACCACTAAGACGATTGTACCGCCCGATTACGTGACCCTACAATCTAACATGCTGTTCGCTCGGAAAACCGACGTTAAAAACCTGATTAAACACTACACCGAGGGAACACCGTATGCGGGTGATATACCCGAGTCGATACCCGAGGGTATCGCACGTGACGCTAGGACGGGTGCGTTGAGCGTGAAATTTTTGCAATCCTATTACGGTAGCACCGTTAAGGGACAATTCAACGGTATCTATGGCACTCAGGCTCAGGACGTCATGAAGGCCGATTACCGTGTGACGGAAACCGGTGAACTGGAAGTAGATAAAAACACGGTCTGCACTCCCGAGAATTTTGCGAAAAAACGCCCGAAGACACCGCGCGTGCTGTACACGTATGGTATGCGGATTGTAGCCGGGTCACGTATGCATCTTGTGATAGCCATGATGCTGATATATCGGCGTTTCAGCGCGCGTGTCACCGTCACGGGCGGCGATACCGACAGTCTTAAAATCAGTTGCGCCAATGACGTGACCGACGCGGAACTGTTGGACGCGCTCGAACCATTGCACACCGCGATAGAAAAAGCAATCAATCTCACCATGAGGCGCGTCCGAAACACCGCGCCCGACATGGCGTCAACGCTTGACCATATCGGCAAGTTCGAGGTTGAGGACTGCGGCGGCACCACCCGTTACGCCGAACACGTGGAACTATGGAACAAGGCCCGTGTAAGTCTGGATATGTCCGGACGCGTGCATGTCACTTGCGCGGGATTGCCACGGCCCGACGGCGTATACACCATTGAGGACTGTATCGAGGACATTATGCGTATGGGTCACGGTTTCGCGGAAACGGTACGGTCGGCACTGGGTTATGACGTGTTGGTTGATTATGAGATTTGCCATACGTTGCAACGCAACCGTCCGCATGTGTGGGATAGGTACGTCGGCACCGTCACCGATTATCGGGGTGCGACATATCATGTTGACGCGCCCGAGGCGATAGCGTTGTATCCGTCCGGCAGATGGCTGGGGGAATCGGACAAACAGGCCAACGGCGAGAATCTTGCATACATGCGGGACGTATATAATAGGAATGTTGAGACATTGCCGCGCGAACTTATTGTGCGGGACGGCAGACCTATGATTGTGAGCATTGATGGCGAAATATTACTATGACCGGCTTAAGACGATGATATTGCCGCGTAACGCAGACGTGAACATGATTATCGGCGCGCGCGGTTTAGGTAAGACATACGGTGTGAGAAAATACATGATAGAGGATTATTTGAAAAACGGATATTGTTTTGCGGAAATCGCCCGTTTTCGTGAGGAAAACAACGACGTCGCCGCAGACTATTTTGACCGTATTATAAAAGATAATATTTTCCCCGATTATGAATTTCGCACAACCAATAAAATAGCTGAAATACGACGGAAGAAAACCGGCAAAAAAGAAAATCCGTGGCGGATAATCGGTTATTTTATACCCCTGACCATGCAACAGCGAAAAAAGAAAAGCACATACGTGAACGTGCGTAACATTTGCATGGATGAATTTATCATCGATAATGACGATAGATATCATACGTATTTGAAAAACGAGTTTGAGCAATTGGGGAAACTTGTGGATACCGTGACGCGTGAACGTGCCGATGATACCGAGTTACGTAAACCGCGAATATTCCTTTTGGGTAACGCGTGCGACGCATTCAATCCGTATTTTCGACGTTATGAAGTGCCCCTCAATCCCGAGTATGGTTTACAATGGCTTGACGGCAAGACATGCCTGTTTGATTACGTGCGTGACGATGAATACGCCGAGCAAAAGGCAAAGGACACTGTTGCGGGGCGTATGCTGAAAAACAATGATGATATGACAGCAAAAAACAAGTTTCGGCAATTTGATACCGATTTTATCGAAAAACCGCATAAGCACGCGAAACTCACTTATGTGTTCCGTTGGTTTCGGCAAGAATATGGGGTGTATGTTGATATGCGTTGCGGGTATGTTTTTCTCTCTACGAAATACGACGGCGGCGCACATGTGCCATATTTTGCAATCACGCTAGATGATAACAAGCTTAACTATCTCACTGCGAATATGGCAAAAGAGTTGATTAAAAATCTTACATCGTATTACGCGCTAGGCTATTTGAGATATGACACGGTGGAAACGCAACACGCCGTAAGTGAAATGTTAAAGAATTTTGGTGTAAAATAAATACGGCATACAAAGAGATACCGCAGTGAGACCGCTAAAACATTGTCATTGATGTCCACGGTTGACTCCGCCAATGATATGGCCGTAAGGGATAAGCGCGCCGGTTGTTACTGTGAGTCATGTCGCAAGTATGCTATCCTTAAGCCGTACCGGTTCGGTATTCGTTCGCCGGTACGGCTTTTTTCATATATGAAAGGAAAAACAAATGGATGACGAAACCACCGAGGAGAGGGACACCGCCGAACGTGATGACCTCACGGAGGGTGAGGCCCACCGTGAAGGCGAGTTCGATGACTTGCTCGACATGCTTACACGGGTGCTTGATAAAATTGACGCAATGAACGAGCGAATCGACGGCATCTACGACAATTTCACGGACTCCGTGGCGCAGATGGTCGAAAACGGCGCAACCGTCAAGGAAACCGACGATGACGCGGCTGAGGCAATCGCACAGGCGGCGGCGGAAGACTTGGAAAACCTCGATTACACACTGTAACGGATAGGAGAAAATATCATGGCTGTAGACAATGCAACGATTTTGGATAAAGTCCGTACCAAGGGCACCGATGACTACCAGCAACGCATACCGAGCGCGACGCAGACCGGCGTGGCGAATACCATGCGCTATCTGTTCGACCCGATGAACCGCCAATATTTGAATGATTGTGTGTGGAGCATGGTGAACCGTATCGGACTCACCGTGATGGCTCAGAACGCGCCTTTTGAGAACCCGCTGGCGGTTTTCAAGAAAGAGAATCTCTACTGGGGTTCGACCGTGCAGGAGATTGCCGTCAAATGGATTAAGGCGCACGGGTACAAGGATGACGCCGAAGAGCTTCTGAAGATGCACCGCCCCGAGGCCGCCGTCTGGTTCTACGAGAATAACCGTCGTGACCAGTACCCCATCTCATGGACAGAAGATGAGTTGCGGCAGGCGTTCGTTGATGATTTCGGGCTGAACCGTTTTATCGCGCAGATTATGGAGACCCCGCGTAATTGCGATAATTACGATGAAATGAACATCATGCTTGCGCTGATACGCCACTACGAACAGAATCTCGGCTTCTACAAGGTGCATCTTGATAATGTACCGAGCGACGAAACGACCGCCAGGACGTTGCTCAAGGCGTTGCGTTCGACCGCCGGACGTATGCAGTTCCCGAGCACCCAGTACAATGCGCTCAACGTGACCGACATCCCGGCATACGCCAACCCCCAGCAAATGGTGTTGCTGATTGAGCCGGAATATCTTGCGTCGATTGACGTTGACGCTTTGTCCGCAGTCTTCCAGCTGGACAAAGCCGACGTGCCGTATCGTATCGTCCAGGTGCCGAGTCTCGGCATCCCGGGCGCTGTCGCGTTGCTTGTTTCGACCGACTGGTATCAGGTGCGCGACACCATGTACGGCACCACCCAGTTCTACAACCCCCAGACCTTGGGCAACACTCTGTACCTCAACCATTGGGGAATCTACGGCGTATCGCCCTTCACCCCGTGCGCATTGTTCACCACCGATGCGGGTACCAGCATCAATGTCGTGACGCAGACCGTGACCGGTTTCACACTGACGCCGACGTCGGGCGACGTCAAGGCGGGCGACGTGGTACAGCTCACGCCGAAGCTCACCGCCAACGTGACGCCGACGGGCACCGCCATCGAGGTTGCGCCGAACTCGGCAACCTACGAGGTGTCGGCCAAGCACGGCGCAGAGGGCGCGGCGTTCCAGCTCGATGTCAACACGTTCGTCGATGACCAAGCGCGCTTGCATGTCCAGCGTAACGGTCTCAAGGCGGGCGACGTCATTACCGTGGCCGGCACCGCGACGTATGTCAACCCGACCGGGGAGACCACTGAGCATAAGGCCGAGTGCACTTTCACCGTCAAATAGTCTTCATGTTAAAATGGGTGGTGTTTCACGTGAAACATCACCCTTTTTTCGTATAAAGAAAGATATGATATGGACTTCCCACACCTTCAAAACGCAACGAAGTTCCCCGATACTGACACGCGCGTGTACGAACAGTACCGTAATGTTTTCGATTACAATGTTTGGACGCCAAACACGGTAATAAAGTTGTGTCGCGTGAACTGGTACGATGATTATCATGATGTCGTGAAATTCCCGGACGATGCCGCACGGGACGCATGGTTTGACGCGCTGGACGGCGAAACCGTCAAGCTCACGACTAACATGTATATCGCGCGCGCCGATACGGACGGTATAAAATTGCCCGTACCGTATATGACGGCGCAACGGTATAATTACATTGTCGTTGATTTTTCGCATGATATTGTCAATACGCCGTATCAGAAAACCGACGTGCAGACACGCTATCACTTTTTCATTACGTCCGTGCAGGCGGAAGCGCCGAACACGACAACATGCACGCTTGCGCGTGATGTATGGACGGACTATATCAACAGCACCACAATCAACGGTTTGCTGTTGTCACGCGGACACGCGCCGTTGACGGAAACGACACCGCAAAAACTGTTGGATAACCCACGGGCCAACTGTCGTGATTTCACGTTGCCCGACGTTGATTATGGCAACGCGGCGACGAACATTAGAAAAAGCACGCCGATTAACCTGCAAAACGGGACAAGATACATATGTTTAGCCGCAACGTTTTCCCCGCAACAATTGCAATCAATGAGCAATGTGCGCGGTACAAACGTCACGGACACCACCCCGTCATACACTAACGCCGACGAAAATGTCAATGGTTTTATATGGGGTGCCGGGAACATAAACACGTCAAACGTAACCGGCGCGGGCACGTCATATAATACCATTGATAACCTCACCGCAAGCAACGTGTACATGTACGCGCTGGAATCATCCAAAGTATCGGGTGATTATTTTGACACGATGTTTGCGTATTATCCGCATATCATGTCACAAATCGTATCTGTTTTCGTTGCCACGGCAAGCATGATGCACTTCGGAAACAGCACTACGGTTAATGATGTGGCATGGCATACGGTCAGCGGCGTGCGCACAAAACTAGCGGACATTAATCTAACCACAAATGACTTCGACTATGCGCCCGAATACGCCAAAATAACACGCCTGTACCTTGCACCCTACGCGCACTTGGAAATATCCGACAATATCGGCAATAAAACCCGAGTGGAAATAGCGGAATGCGGCCATCTCTCAGTGCAAGCCGTCACGTCATTAAGCTATCCGATATTACGACAACTCGCATGGCTTGACGGTATCGGGGGCGACGGCGACACGTCCATAACCATCAACGCCATCAACGGGGCCGCCATTACCGCCGACGTGCCGAACGCGGACGCGCTCAAAACGCTCATATCCCATGACATACCGACATATGCGTTGCAACGCCGCGCAATCGACGCGCAACGCGCCGCCTCCTACAATGTCGCCGTAAGCCAGGCACGGCAAAACGCCATGCTGACATATGAAAACGGCGCGCGCTCGGCTAATGTCAGTCAGGCAAACACGTATCGTAGCAGTGCGGCGACGGTATCGAACACCGCACGCGCGAATCAACGCGACATAGCGATAAAAAACGAGTCCAATAGTGTGCGGTCGGATAATCTCACATACTCGAACACACGCCAAACCGCTGACTTGGGCACTAGCACGGCCAAAATCAACCGTGATGTACGTGATGATAATACACTACAGAATAAAGCTTTTGTGGAAGGCACCCAAACACAGGCGATAACAAACGTGGCAAGCGCGATAGGCACAATGGCGGGGGCCGCGCTGGTAATCGGCACAGGAGGCGCGGCCTCGCCAGTGGTGGCCGGTGCAATGGCAATCGGCGGCGCGGCGCTTCAGGGCTACAACACCGGTATTGCAATCACTAACAGCCAAGAACTCAACGCGACATCCAATTATGTTGCAACTGATAAAGCGAACACCGCAATACAGGCCAACACCGAGCAAACACAACATGCCATAACACAGGCAACCGCCGTGACCAGTCGCGCGAACACGCAGGCCGACCGCGTTACCGAGTACAGCACAAGCGCGGCTACCGACATGACCGCCACAAGCACGGGCACGGCCAACACGAACGCGGGCGCGTCACGTGGTGTGACGGTTGACAACGCCAAACGAATCATGACGAACGCGCGCGACAACACGAACGCGTCATGGCGCGACATGCTCAACCATCCCGCGCAACCGGTCGGCGCGTATGGCGGCGACAATTTCAGACAGGCCACGGGCCTCGACACCATGACCGTGAAAATAGTCACGGAAGACAACGGCGCGATAGCGGCGGCGGGCGACTACATGCTACGCTACGGGATAGCAAGCAACAAACTCTACAACAAACCGACGCTGACAACGTGCAAGCATTACACGTATTGGCAGACCGCCGACATATGGACGATATGCCCATTGGCGCAAAACGAGCAATTGCAGACAATAAGGGATATTTTCAGTTCCGGTGTTACAATATGGAACAGGCCCGAGGAAGTCGGCGGCGACTTCGCACACGACAATCTATAAGGTGGGAAAATTGGGACGCAAACGCACGCATAAAAGGCCGTTGACCCGCGCGGAACTGGGTGAGCGCGGCGCACCGGTATGGCAACAGTCCGAGGCGCTCAACTCGCAAGCGTATTCGATGGCGTATTCTCAAATGTTGAATATCGCGTTATCACGGTTCAAATGGTTGAATCTGCCTAAAACGTGTGACGCTTGGTTTCTTGAATACAATCTATTGTATTTCGGCTACGCGACAATCGCGTTTCCGCATAGCAAGCCCGGCGTGTTTTTCAGCACGCAGGCGGTGACAACATCGAATTTCAACGTGTATTACAAGCCAAAGAAATGGGATAGCTACGGTATTAACGGCTGGAGATTCCCGGTGAACAATTCAAATGGTGTTTTCATCTACGCCAACCGTGCCCGCACGCCGCTCATCCCAACCATCGAGTTTTTCGCGCATGAGATTGAAGATTTGTACATGACGCGACGGCAGAATCGTTTCAACCAGAAAACACCGTTTATTTTGGAGGTTCCCGCCGGTCAGCAAACGGCGGGTATCAACGTTATCAAGCAAATCAGCGGCGGTGAAATGGCAATCATGGCGACACCCGGTTTCACCGAGTCCATGAAGGCCAACGTGCTGAAAACCAACGTGGAATATATCGGCATGGAATTGCAGAACGACATACAAAATACGTGGAACTCGTTCTATCAAGCGCTTGGCATCAAAAACCTACCCTTGAAAATGGAACGGCAGACCGCCGATGAAATACAGGATTACGGCGAACCGACCGACCTTCGTGCGCTCAGCGAACTGGAGGAACGCCGCGCCGCTTGCGATATACTCAACACCCGGTTTGAAAAATACCTCAAGGAACCGATACAAGTCGTATGGAACGAAGACAACATCTCACGCAATTATGATTATTTGAACAATCTCGAACGATTGGCCGGTGATGATAATGCCGAATGACATAGACAGCTACCAGCCGTGCGAATCACGCGACGAATTTCATGGCGTGATGACATACACGTTTGGCGAACTACTCGACGTGCCGGGCGGTGTTGACTGGGATAATGCCGCATGGTCATGGCGGGCCGTTGCCTATGATGACACGCAATACACACGCTGTTGCCGCAAAATCGAAAACCGCTTCTACGACCGAGAACTAGGCGTCATGCCACCGTCAAGATGGCGACGGCACTTTATGCGACTCATACAAGAAATCATGCCGACATTGCGCCCACTCTATGCGCTTATAGACAATAATCCCGATATAATTCTCAGCGATAGCGACACATGGCACAAAATGCGCACCGTGTTTTCAGATTTTCCCGCGACACAGCTCACCGAAAACCAAGACTACGCAAGCAACGCGACTGACAATCAGTATGAAACAATCGCTAACGGCAATTTCATGGATAAAGTCAATCGCATAAGAAACGGCGAATATGTCGATATTGACGTGTTGTTACTTGACCATCTAGAATCATGTTTTAGCCCGTTATGGACTATCAACATAAACAATTACTAGTGAGGTGATTTTCATGGACGCCAATACATTAGCCCGCATCGAAAACGAATATTCCAAACTTAGCGAAAACATCAACAAACTAGGTGATTATCTATTGAAGCAAATGGACAAAAAGAAAACACTGCCAACTGATAATCACTATGAATTGTTGATAAAACAATACGCCATCATGCTACAATACGCCTACGTTTTGGCGCAACGAATCCACCTCGCACGGAAGGAAAAATAATGTTTCCATATCTACCGTTTTTCTCAGTATGGCCCTACACACCCGCCATACCCGCGTTCTACTGGAACGCCAAAAGCCAAGAGGAAATAATAAAGCATATTGCGTGTGAAATCGACCACATAACGGCATATCTTGATGAAATTGTAGCCGACATAAACAAAACATTGACCGACTATGATACAAGAATAAAAAACATTGAAGCACACATAAACGAGTATGCAATCGCCATAGCGCAAATACAGGAACAAATCGAACACATAGGAGATACACAACTGGTCTGGAACATCACAAAAGGCGAATACACTGACAGTAAAACAGCACTACGCGACTTGTACCGCGAACTAGCAGTGTACGGCGCGCGCGTCGCTCAAATAGCCGATATCAACACCGGCAAACTATCCGAGCACCGTACCGACGAAACACCCGCAATCGGCAATCTTACCATATTCAACGACACAACACCACGTGTCACTAATCCAACCACCGGCGATAAATACCCGCCACTATCATAAAAGAGGAGTATCATGGTTAACACCACGAATTATGCACTGGAAAAATATGAGGCGGGGAGTTCCGCAAATCTACTTGACCAATATAATTCATCAATGGATAAAATCGATGCCGCCATAAAAAGCGTCAGCGATAAAGCGGACTTAGCATTAAACGACAACGTGCTACCGGACGGCCTAGCCGCATTCATAAATGCGTTAGGTCTAACCGGGTCTAACGCGCAAACACTTGGCACCACTCTCAACCACATATTAAACCGTACCGGCACGGAAACTTTTACCGTTACCGACCTCGGCGCACTCAAAAAAACCGCAGAGGGCTACCCAATTCCATCGGCCAAGTAAGGGCATACCATCATGGCAACAGAAACACCGTTCTATCATCTGCCACTATACGAAACAGGCGACTTAGCCGATTTACGCGACGGTTACAACGCCGCAATGCGTATCCTAGACCGCGTAATACATCAACTAAAAGTACAGGAAGAAATAAATCACCCGACAAACCTCAGGAAGGACAACTAACATGACCGACTACACAACAAACTTCAACCTCGAAAAATACCAAACCGGCGACGCGGCAAACCTCAATGACCAATATAATGCGTCAATGGACATTATCGACACTAATCTCTATAAAATCAACACTAACGCAAACACTGCGGGCGGTAAAGCCACGCAAGCGCTAGAAACAGCACAAAACAACACCAACAAACTCACAGCACTAGGCATAACAGACACCGAAACCGCAACACAACTCAAAACCAAAATAAACAACACCACCGAAACAGCACAAAACAACACTCAAAATCTCACAGCATTAGGCGTAACCGATACCGAAACCGCAACACAACTCAAAAACAAAATAAACAACACCGCCGAAACAGCACAAAACAATACAACACAAATTACAACAATAAACAATTACATAAGCGTTAACGAAATATTCAACATGCGCGGCGACAAAATCATAGTCACATTCGGTGACAGCTACGCATCCCCCACCGATAACACGTCATGGGCCGTACAAGTAGCAACAAAACTAGGATGGACACTCAAAAACTATGCAATAGGCGGCGCGGGATACATCGAACCAAACACAACATATCAAACAGAGTTCAATTCCGCACATCAAGACAATACATATGACCACAACAAGGTGTCACTAGTTATAATCGGCGGCTCAAGAAACTCAAACGATGGATACAGCGGCAAAATAAAAACAGCCGCAACTGCATTATTCCAACAATGCATAAACGAATACCCTAACGCTAGAATAATAGCAATACCCATGTTATGGGATAATAACACCGTATCCGACTATTGGCGTTACAACGCGGGCGAAATCGAACAAGCCGCAATCGAAACCGGCATAGAAAGCATCCCGTGGGCATGGACATGGAACATGGGTAAACCCAACAACATCAAAACCGACAAAATACATCCTAACGAAAATGGCACTACAATAATACGAAACTACATTCTCCGCTACCTAACAGGCACATACACAGGCAGACACGAACACTGGGTATGGAGAAAACCCGGTAACCCAGCCGCCGGAATGCTCTCAGTCAACGCAAGCGGCGGAACAATCAGCTACGCATTCCAAATGGAAAACGGTGTCACACCGGCCGAGTGGACTAGCATAAGCGGTTTGCCGCAATGGGCGTGGGACGATAAAGACAATACCAACTCAGTACACAAATGGACACTACAGGTATCTAACGGCGCAAATGAAGCAACACTATTCAAAATAAACCCAGACGGTACCTTCGGAATACAACCCTTCGCAACTACAGGAAGCCACGGTACACCTAACGGACCCATGGCCGGACATTTCACCACAGCATGGTAACAACATAATAAAAATAAGCCGGTTGGTATTGTTACCAACCGGCTTATTTTTTATATCAATCACCACACAAAATCATCAATTGAAACAACATAGCAACCAACACCATTTTTAACACCACAACACACGAAGTCAAAATCACAATCACCATATTTAAATTCAAGCACCCTAGTAAGGGCTGATTTAAACGTGACCACACTATCATCAATCTCCTCACAAGCACGAACAGTTGTCTTAAAACCGTCAATATCAACCTTATATAAATTATCCGGTTCAATCTCAGTCACATAGGCCTTAACTTTAAACATTTTAATCACTCCTTTTTTGTTTTGTTTTTTCTTGACAACACCAATACTAACACCCGCAAACCACGACACACCGAAACATCAAAAGCCCGGTAGGCCATCAACCTACCGGGCTTCATCACACTCACTTAAACAATGCGGTATACACGCTTTTA